ATGGTGTGTTCACAGTGCTTCGAGGAGCGGAGCACTTCATCGGAGGGGAACTCGAATTTCCCCCCGGTACACAATTGAAGCATGACCGCTTTTACCGTACGAAACCGGGTCCCTGCGTATCGCAGACGGGGATCACTTACTGTAACTGCAATCTTTGCAAACGCTTGGCCTTCCGACGACTCACTTGTAAACGCAAGCCCGAGAGGATAGGTTATCACGAGCAACTGTTTAAGAATCAAGCCTCTTTTGTGTATGGTCACGCGGCCGTGTATGAACAGATCAAAAAAATGTATGCTCTACAGTGTCTAGAGTATACGGACCAATTCGAGGAAGCGCTAGATCACCACGGCGACCCACACGTTAAGCGAATGTTGCGGGTCGAAGCTTGGAGAGAGATGTGTGATGAGACAGGTGACAACGCAAGCGCGACTGGCACCTGGCACTCTCGACCCTTCCGATGGGTGATGAAAAAGCAAGAAATCGCCAAGCCAGGAAAGATCCCCCGTGGGATCATGGACCTTGGAGTCAACGCATCCCTACTCGGGTTCCGTGTGACAGCCGCATTGAAATGCGCGCAGTCCGCGCTACCCCTCCAGTACTTGGGCGGCGTGATTGAAACCGTCAAGGCCGTCTCGCAGGACCTCTTGACCTCCGTTTTCAGAAAGCTTATCAACTGCTCTAGCCGCTACTACTTTGTCATCTTCTCCGATGACTCGTGTTTATCTATCCGAGCTCCGGATGGGACTGTGCATTACTACAATGTCGATATCAGCAAGTGCGATGCCAGCCACGGCACCACGAGGTTCAAGTCACTTAAGGCCATTACGCCAGACAACCTCCGGCCTGCTATCGACCTCTTGGTGCAACAGTGCTCCGAACCATTTACCATACAGGATTCTGAAAACTCGCGAAATTTCGTGATGCTTCAGCCTAAAAGACCCATGCTCTACTCAGGCTCGACGTTAACAACAGTGGTTAACAATAACGCCTCGATGGATATCGGTCTTTCTATCGCAGAGACGCCCTACATTGACGAAGACAGTCTTGTAGCGGCAGCTGAGCGCGCGGGTTACATCATCACTCTTGAGCGATGTTATGATTACCACCGCTTGCAGTTCCTCAAACACTCACCAGTGATCGATACGTCCGGTCAGGTCAGGCCGCTCCTGAACCTTGGTGTATTGTTGAGACTCTCCGGTACCTGTCGTGGTGATCTGCCTGGTCGCGGCGATCTCCAGGTTCGAGCCCAGTCCTTCCAAGCCCAGCTGCTCGCAGGCGCTTATCCCACCGCATCGTTCACACTCATCGACAATATGAAGGCCACCGCTGGTCCTCTCTCGTCTGATGCCTGTTTCCAGAAGGCCGTGGATACCGCGCTCCAGTACAAGATCGGTGAGGTCTCCGAAACCAAGTTCCACGTCGACGACGAGGAGGTGTACGCAAGGTACAACCAGTCACTTGGTAAGGACATCACCAGCATCAGTCCAGCACAGATTCACGAGATCAACTACCTTTTTGGAACCGCCGGATACGGAATACACGTCAACACCCCAGCGTTAGCTACGATTCTTCTAGCCGACTATGGTCTCAGTTGCTGCGACAGTGTTCCGGAACTCCCAGTTCAGAGGTACTAGACAAAGCACCCGGTCTCCATCCGCACCCAACCCCCCCCCCG